TACTAATCTGCATCCACTTTGAGGAGCAGCAGCAGAAGGTATAGTTGAAACATATTGTAATCCTGGCCTACGAGTAATTCCACCTTGAGGCTGTATAACTACATTACGAGCTTGTTCTAAAGAATTATAATATTGATCAATATCTATTCTAGATTTTAATAAAGGATCTATTTCCCCTGTAGTAAAGTTTGTTTGTATAGATACAGCTCTGCTCATTATCTAACATCTGTTAATGGAAACTCATGTATTGCATAACTAGGCTTACCTCTACCATCAGCATTAGCTGCTGATCTAAAATATCCACCTCTATTGTTTTCAGAAGGTGTACCTAAAGTTACAACTTTCCAATAATCTGCCTTTGTTATTTGATCTGTTACCGGTTCAGCTAAATGCCATGCCATCATATAAACAAGTAACTGTACAAAGTATGAAGGCATTAATCCTTCTGTAATAGCACTTGTTATATAATCTATATAAATTGTAGTTTCATTTGTAAAAATTGCTGGGCCAGAAGATGTATATTGCATTTCAAAATCTCTAATAGGTTGAGCTAAAGATGCATCAGTATTATAAACTTGAAAGGCTTGACCAGCAACAGCAGTTGAAGGTAGATCAAATCTATTATCCCATTCACCTATTGGTGATGTTCCAGATTTAGTTAATTGTAATTTTGTTAGAGCAAAGCTCCAAGGATACATTGATAGAGTTTGTCTTTTAACAGTTTCGTAAATGTTATTACATACAGCAGCAGCATCATTAGATGTATCACTAAATGAACTTATTGTATCAGCTCCCAGCAAATTTAATGCCTGGTTACAGATTGTTATATTTGTATCACCACTTGCCATATAAAAATTCCTTATTGTAGAAGAGGCCCATAAGGGCCTCCTCTATTCTATTATTAGTCTGCGTCAGCAACTGATAGAGCTGTTCCATCAGATACATCAACTACACCACTCGCATTTGATAACACAGTTACCAAACTTGAAGTAGGTACAGAACTATCCCAGATATGGATAAGATCGCCAACTTTTAAAACATCGGATGCACTATTGAAATATCCAGATGTATTAATGTCAGCTAAAGTATCAGTACCCGGAGCTGTGTAACTCCACATTTGAGGAGCAATACCAGCTTTACTTTGTCCACCTATCGGTTGTAGGTTAGTTTTATCATAAGCCATAATTAATATCCTCCTCTATTAGCTTTCGTCACAAGTTACTTTTACGATACCTTCGTCATCTATAGATACTGCACCAGCACTAAACATAGAATTAACTAGGAAAGATGTTTTTTCCGGAACATAGTTAATCTCTGTTTTTTGTGCCATGTTTTCAGCCATACCTATTGCTGAACGATGGAAAGCAAAAACACTTCTGTCGTTTGTTGATAATGGTAGTCCACCTTCATCTCTGTCGCCAAGAACAATAAATTTCATACCCATGAAAGTATTGATCTCACCAGAAACAAGAGCTTTGATAGACGCAAAGTCACCACTTACTGCTCTCTCATCACCTAGTAGTCCAGCTAAATTGTTAGCATGAACAGCTATGCAACGATCATCAAATGGAACATTTTTTGCGTCAAGAGCTTTTTTAGCAGCTATTAACTTTCCAACATTCAAGTTTGAGTTTGCAGCAGAACCAGATGTAACAACATTTTTCGCTACTGTTGATGCACCAGATGCACCATTAAGAGCATCTATGACTAATTGGTCTATTCTTCTACCGATTGCTTTTGAAACTACTTGAACAAGCTCTGATCTTTCATCAAAATTAACTTTTGCTTGATGAAAAATATCGCTGTATTCAGCAGCATTGTAATCTGACATAGTTGCAGTTACCTGGCTGTAAGTTACATTTAAAGGTGTAACATCAGTTTGAGGTATCCTTGCAGTTGCAGATCCCTTACCAAGTTTATTAAACTTGTAAGTTTGCCCTTGTACTCCAGATCTTAATCTAACAGCCTGTCGCAATACACTTTCTGATTGGTAAGCCTGTTTGACCTCTGCATCAAATAGAGTAACAAAAGCATTTGTTATTGATTGTGCCATATTTATCCTTTCATATTACACATTGTTACTATTATTTTCAGTTGTCGGAATACATATCCGGCTGATCGTATGGTGTAGTTGCCCACCAGCCAGAAGGCTAAATGAATATTTAGTTATCTTCGCTAACAAAGATAAGCGATTTTATATCAAATGTAAATAGTTTAAAAAAAATTATTTTCCCATTAGATTTCGCCTGTTGATGTTGCAGTACCAGGGAATGCTCTAGCAAACTGTTCTTCAACTTTTCTTCTAAAACCTGGATCTGATTTGTATTTAGGATCATTTACTAAACTATATAACTCTTCTTTAGATGGTTGCCCTTCAACATCTATAGGAGCTGTAGGTATAGTTTGTTCACCATAATACTTACGAACTTTATTTAAAGCATTAATACCATTGCCTGTGGCTGCAAAAATTTTAAACTCTTCAAAGTCAGCATCTGACCATATACCTTTAGATACTAATCCTTGGCCCCAAGTAGTAATACCTTTTATGATTTGATCAGCATTAGGCCCTAGTATTTTTTTCTCTTCATCAATATTAATACTATCTTCTTCTGCTTGAGCTACAGATAATTCTTTAAATTTATTTACAAGATTATCAAATGCAGCTTGAGTTGGTTTATTTTCTTTTGCCCAATCTTTAAAATAAGATGCTAATTCATCATCCTCATCTATATCTTCTAAAGCTGACATATCATATTCTTTAGGAGCTTTATGTTTTCCCATAGAAAATTGTTTTTGTAATTCAGTATATGACTTACTCAAATCTTCTGTTTTAACTCCATCTTTTTCATCCCAGAATTTATCTTCAATATAATCTGGTTTTTCTAATTTTACTCCCTCTGTTTTTTCTTCTTGAGGAGTTGTATTAGTTTGCTCTTCTTCTTTATGAGGAATTGTTGTTTCCTCTGGTTTAGGTTCTACCGGTTCTACAGCCGGAGCATCACCAATTAAACTTTCTTCATTTTTTATTTCTTCACTACTCATTTTTTGCCCTTTCTATTCTCATTAATATATCTCGCATAACAGAATTCTGTCCTTCTCTAGCAAAGCCAAAGGATGGTTCAGATCCTGGTATCCAAGTTGGTTGATCAAGTGTTTTAGATTTTAAATGTTCTAAAACTTTTTTTCCCTCATCTGTTTCAAATGTTCTAGCATAAGCCTTATCTAATTCTAGCTGATCATCTTTACGATGAACATCAAGAGTATTTAATCCTTCCCATCCTGGAGTATTAATATCTGCCATTAAGATCTAGCCTCTGCCTCTAAAGCCATAGCTGGTTCTTCTTGAGGAGGAGCTTGATCTTGATCTTGAGGAGTTTGCTCATTCCCAGGTGGTTGCTGCTGCATCATCATCTGTTGCTGCATAGCCATAGCTTGTTGTTGGATCTGTTGCTTTTCTTCTTCGCTGTTTCTTAAACTAGCTGGTATGCCAAGTTTATCACCAACGAATGCAGCAATAGCATCCGGTTTTATTTCAGCCACCCCACCAGGGCCTAACGAGTTAGCAATTTGGAAAAACTGCATGACCTCATTTACCTCTTCTAAATTTTGAGCTTTAGCAAGAGGTGATATTGGTACTACTTTAACCTCTAATCCATCTATCTTTAGAGGTAATTGTATCAATCCTTTTTCATCCATAATAAATAATGTTCTACGAATTATTGGAACCATTGTTTCTGTAATTAATCTTCCGAATGCAGCTCCCATGTTTTGAGCTAACTCTTTCATTCTTTCTACAATTTCAGTTGCAGATCTAGCTGACATATTATCTGGAGGTAAAGTATCATCTAATAATGTTTTTTTAATATTCATTCTTAAATCATTAATAACAATTTGAGATACATTAAAATCACCAGCTCTTGGAAGAGGGGCCAATGATGCACCTTGAGGCCCACCATTTCTAGCTACAGGAATAATTGCACCTGGAGTAATTCTAATGTTGTTTGGATTTAATACACCATCATCAGCTGCTGTATAAATTCCAGAGATTGCTAATGATGCATTTTTTAATAATAATTCTAAAGTTTTATTTAATGTTTTAATATCTGGTAATGCTGTAACTAGGGGGCCTCTTCCCATTACCTCACCTGGAACTTTCATATACCTACTTACTATCCATGGTGATTGATCCATTCTTTTATAAACTAATTCTGTTTTAGTTTTTTCATGGATAACATGATAACAAAAATCTTTTCTTTCTGGATCTACTACTACTGCCTCACAAAACTCTATTTTTTCCTGTGGTTTATCATCTATTATTCTTTGTAACTCTGGTGAAATATTTGCACCAGGGAATTGTCTAGCAACAGCATCACCGGTAACTCTTAATCTTCTATATACATTATCAACTGTACCATTAGGCCCTTCTTCTAATGCAATTAAATATTGAGGAACAGGAGTAAATGTTACAGGGTTTAAATCATCGCCAGGCTGAATTAACATTGCAGCTGTACCAACTGATAGATCTAATAAGAATTCACCAATAGCTAAATCAAAATTACTTTGTCTTAATACTGCAAATAATTTATCTAAATATAAATCAAGAGCTTGTTGTACTTCACCTTTTCTTTCTTCTGGAATATCATTACCAGGTTCCATTCTACACCATTTTTTATAAGGAGGAAATAATCCAGATTGAATTCTGTTAGCAAATCTTTGAACAGAATGTATCCCTGTACTATCAAACACTCTAGACATTTTATGTTGTCCAGGAATGTTACCTTCATAATAACCATCATATAAATTTCTTTGAGGTAAAGCATATTGATAACACTCTTCATAAATTGTTCGCCAATTTTCTTTTGCACCAAATGCTTTCTTATGCCTTTTTAAAATCTCTTCTGGTTTTAAATACATCATAATTATGCCTTATTGTTTGCTGCGAAACTAGCTGCTGCTTGTTTATTTGCAAATCCCCATTTTTTTAATGCAAGTTTTAATCTTGTTGGCTTTCCATCTTTCATTAATGGGCCAGGTACTTTGGAAAATCTTGCAGCAAAAGAGATCCTTCTTCCATCTTTACCAGAGCTTTGTGGTCTTTTAACACCAAACTTTGCTCTACCAGCATCATTTAAACCACCAGATGGATCTTGAAATCTTTTAGCTACCATTAGAATATTACAGCTCCTAAAATAAATCCAACAACAAAGCAGATCCATTCTCTTCTGTAATGTAATTCTAATGCTTTCCACTCACTAGGAGTTTTTTGAAAAATCATCATACTGTTGCCTTTTGTTTTTTTTTATTTTTTAATAAAGCAAAATCATTACCACTTATTTTTCCATCTTTATTAGCATCTAATTTTTTTTGATTACCTTTTAAAGTATTCTTCTTTTTCATTTTCATTTTGTACATAATTAATAAACCAATCCTTTCTTTCTATTTTTTCTACTCATTTTTTTCTTTGCTTTTTTAGCTGCTTTCTTTCCAGCTTTTGTATAAGGATATTTCTTACCAGCTACATTAGGCATTAAACTAATCCTTTATTTCTTTTAGATCTTGGAAATCCAGCTTTCATATTTTTATATGCCTTATCTGAAATAGTAGAATTCTTTTTAGATCTACTAATTCCTTTTTTCTTTCTTGCATTTATGTTTGCGTATAATCCAGGTTTAGACATTATTTATTTTCCTCTCTTTTTTTTTCATCATTTTTGCATTTACAATC